TCCTCCATAGAAGCTCATTTTGGAAGGGTAGCGTTTGAAACAGCACCCTTGCCTACACGTGGCGGCACGCAACTAGTCAATACAGCCCATCTAACCGAAGATCAAGCCCTATTCATCGGAACGCTCAGTCGTAACTCCCAACGAGTTGTCAGCTTTAAGGCAACGCTCGTGCGCTCGTTCGCTGAGGCTCGCCGGTTACTCAGCGAACAGTCGACAGCCAAGCAGGCCAGACGGCTCGCTGAGTTGGAGGAACAGGTACGTCAACTACTCAGCATCCAACGGCAGGGTACTCAAGCCCTGCTCGACTCACCGCGCAGCAGCGAACCGGTACCCGCCGAAACGACCAGGGCAAAAGTGCAGCGGATCGTCAACGCCTACTGCCAGGCTACCGGACAAAAACAGCAGGACGTTTGGCGAAAGGTTTACGAACGTCTCTACTATGTCTATCGGATCAGCATCCGTCGCTGTAAGCGATACGGGCGTGAGAGCCTACTAGACGTAGCCGACCGCAAGGGACATATGGACAAGCTGTACGCACTGGTGAGTCAGGATCTGACTTCGGTCCAGCCGGCATGAGCACCAGCTAACCCTTTAAACTGACTGCCATGGCCCGCCCTTCCCGCAATAACGCTGACTATTTTACCCACGACGCCGATCTGCGTAACGATCGACGCATCAAAGCCATTCGCTCGGAGTTCGGCCCGGCCGGGTACGGCATCATCATCATGCTACTGGAGATGCTCACCGACGCGGACCACACCCAACTATGCACGGATGGGGTTGAGCTCGATCTGCTGGCGGGTGATCTGGGAGTTTCTGTCACAGAAATAAACAGTTTGCTACAGCTTGCCGAAAGAATCGGCTATTTCACCCGCAACGAAGCCGGCAATCTGACCTGTCCCGATCTAAATCAGGCTTTAGAACCCGTCTTTGACAAGCGAAATCGCTCCCGTGTAGTGGCTCAAACGGCCCGTGAACGCCAATCTGTTACAACAACACCGGTTTCTGTCACAGAAACACCACAGAGTAAAGTAAAGGAGAGTAAAGTAAAAGATACTAAAGTATCTAAGGCTAAAAAGCCCGTTGATTCGGTCCCCAGGCAGTTTTATCGGGATAACGTAAGCCTGACCGAAAAGGAGTACGGTAAGCTGGTCGAGGAGAAGGGGCAGGCCTTTACCGAACGTTGCCTTGACAAGCTGGCAAACTACAAACTCGCTCACGGCAAACACTATGACTCGGACTATGGAGCGATCAACAGTTGGGTCATCAAGGAGATATCCCGCGAGATTGTAGCTGACTCAGCCAGTACCCTAAACGCCAAACCTACTGCCGCTCCCAGACCAACGGCCCAAACCAACGTACGCTGATGCTACCACAAACCGCCCCCAATCACCTAATCAACGTCGACGAAGAATTAGAGCGCTCAATTCTGGGCTCTGTACTGGCTGAACCGGCTTTTCTATCGGACATGCTGCGACTACTGCCAAAAGCCAACGCCTTCTATCTCAAAAAGCATCAGTACCTGCACACAGCTATCGCAGCCCTGTATTCCAGCGGAGCCGAGGTGGACTTGCTTTCGGTCAGTCATTACCTGCGTACGCACAAGCTACTCGATCAGCTATCCCAGTACGAGTTGATGGACATCATGCAGCAAGGGGTGCCAGGCAACTTCGAGGGCAAGTGTCGCATTCTCTTTCAACTAGCCTTACGGCGCTATTTGCACCAGTACGGCGGTAAACTATACAAAGCGGCCCTCGACCCATCGATCGATCCGTTGACGCTCATCAGCAACGTACAGGACGATCTCAACCAGGTTATCGCCCAATTGATGGTGGGTGATGAGCGTGGCCCGGCAGATTACCTTCGGGAAGTGTTGGAGGACCTCGACGCCCGTCAGCGGGGTTTACCGCCCGGCCTGACAACGGGCATCCCTCAACTGGATTCCCGAACGGGGGGCTTCGAGCCGGGTAACCTGGTTATTCTGGCCGCCCGGCCCGCTACAGGTAAAAGTGCAGTACTGGTACATTGGATACTGCATCACGTACTGGAGTTACAGCAGGGAGCAGGCCTGTTCACCTTGGAGATGAAGGGCAAGGAAGTCATGCGCCGGGCACTGGCTCACCAGAGTGGCTATTCGAACTTCGAGTTGCAGCGGGGCACCGACATCGATATGACCCGGATTCATCAGCACGTAGGGAGTCTAGCGCCCATACCCCTGCATATTCGGGACCTCTCAATCCGGTTGCCCGAACTCTTGAATACAGCCCGCGAGTGGCATCGACGTCATGGTATTAGCCTGTTGGCCGTCGACTACATTCAACTCGTGCGTGATTCGCGCTATAGCAAGGCCTATGACCGGGTCAGTGAAGTATCCAACAGCCTGAAATCCCTCGCTCAGGATACGGGTATGGTCGTGGTGGGTCTGTCTCAGCTCAGCCGGGAATGTGAGAAACGGACGGGTTGGGATCGCCGGCCGGTAATGGGTGACCTACGGGACAGTGGTAATCTGGAACAGGATGCCAACAACATTCTGATGCTCTTCAGCCCTCATCGTAACAACTTACACTACGACGACAACTCCTCCAGTGAGCGTACGTTGGAGATTCACGCGCTCAAGCTGCGCAATGGTAAAGCAACCCAACCCGGGCCCGATTCAGGCTATAATGGGCCAATCGTCGTCGACTACGATGCCCCAACCAACCGCGTGTTGACTGTATCGACTGACGTTGGCTTCTAACTGTACGTCAAGCGTACAATATCTCCCTTATCCCATGCAATATCCATATGTCATAAGCGAATTAAAACCACTCCACATCCACGTAGATGAAGATGGAGACACTCAGGCTATTTACGACCTGCCCGCGCCTATTCCATGGTTCATCAAGAACTATATTGGCGGAGACTATTGGGAGGAATCCTTGCACATGGTTACTCGGGTACGGATTTTCCTGGCTACTGACGAATTTAACAGGCCGTTCGCAGGTGCGGTCCCCTACGGTGAGGAGGGAAGAGAACAACCCATCTCCTCGGTTCATTACGCGGGAGCTTGTTCAATAACAGCTGTACTAAGCCGCATGGGCTTTGAGCCGGTGCTATCCCGCAATTAAGCAATATCAGTCTGCGGACTATATACGTTCGCAATTGCAGTACCCTGGGCAGTCCACCCCTATCGGACAAGAGTAAGAATACCTGGGTAGTCCACCCCTACCGGACGATAGTACCTGGCGCGTCTGGCCCTAAAGGCATCCCCTTTCATTTTATCGTTCACCGTTTTGCCCTAGCTGCCTGAGAGCAGGCTACTGGCTACGCTATTATTCCAACACGTAAATACCTCCAAGATCATGCTAAACAGTAATGAAAAAGCTGTCCGTAAAGCGATAGCCACCATGTTCCCCGATCGTTACAACCGTCAGAACTGGCGTACCTTATTGTTCGAATTCGTCAATGACTCCCTTAAGCCAATCATTATCCGCTGGTTTAACAACTGGGAGGACAGTATCAACGGTAAAGAAGAGAGGCCTTCACTAGACTTTCCGCCCGAATTGACACCGGCGGCCGAATTACTGGCTAAACAGGAGGAGCTTACTTATGCCCAGCTAGCCATATATCATTACATCCACCTCAATCAGATGGGAGCTGTTCAGGCCAAGTACATCGGGTTGGCAGGGGTTCACAAAACATCACATTCCCACCACTGTTTCGAGCACTTAGAGCGCCCCGTTGATTTGTCCGGAGACTTTCTCAGTCAGGAGATACTGAAGTATTTCATTGATTCCACCAGTTTTAGTGAAGCCAACATTGAGGCACTCTCAACGCTGACCCGTACTGAGTTCGACGAGTATGATCAGCTTCTAGGAGAATACATTGATCGCAAGCAGTCGGAGTTAGGTGAAACCTACGCTCCTGCGCAAGACGCCGAATTACCACGCCCTTCCAAAAGACTTTACTCGGCTATTACGCTACTGGCTGCTATGCGTGGACTTAGCTATCAGGACTTAGCCTGGGATGAGTACATGGTACGGTCAGAAAAGGAAAATGCGGATAACGCGCTTGCGAGCGTCCTGAGCAATAACGCCCTCCTGCTTAAGCAGATAAGAGCATCGACAAGCCTGATCAAGACAATCAGCGATCCGGACAGCCGCCAGAATTAGCCAAGCCGATCACACTCCCTACCTGTATAGAGGGGGCGTGGTCTCTCTTACCGCACAATTAACAACCTATCGTGTATGGAAACACCACAGTCAGACCCCCTGGACGGTCTCAATGAGAATGAGAAGGCGTTTGTCCGTTTCTTCTGTCAGTACCGCAACGCAGCCAAAGCTGCCCGGGAAGCAGGCTACTCGGTCAACTCGGCCAAAGAGATTGGCTACAAGAATCTCAACAAGCCCCACATCGCAGCCGCCATCTCGACCCTGATGGAGCAAAGCGGTATGAGCGCCGGCGAATGCATTGGTCGACTGACGGCCTGGGGACGGGGCACCATGGAGCCGTTTCTTGATCACAACGGGCAATTATCACTTACATCGGAAGAGGCCGTCGAACACTGGCATCTGATCAAGAAGATTAAGCAGAAGAAGACCGTACGTACCTCCCCGCTGGCCGAGGAGACGATTGAAGAAGTCTACACGGAGATTGAGATTCACGACGCGAAGGACGCCGTCGACAAGATGCTTCAGATTCACGGCCGCTACAAGCAGTTGCCGGGTGACCTGGGTGACAGTAAGACCGTCGTTGTCGTGCGCGAAATGCCAGGTGGTGAAATCGTCCGGCCACAAGACAAAATCATTCGTACCGATGTCAATCCAAGTTGAGGCCGTTGGGCTAAGTTTCAATCGCCAGAAGTTTCCCAAAGCGGCCCTGCTGCTCAATGCGGCTTTGTCGGGTCGCTACCGGGTCATCATCATGGGCGGAGCGGTACGGGGCGGCAAGTCCTTTGGTATCGGTGGTACGCTGTTTACGCTGCAACACGACGAGTATCCCCACTCGCGCTCAATCGTCGTGCGTGACACGCTGCAAACGCTGCGCAACACGACGCTGCCGACGATTGAGAAGCTGATGCCCGCCTTTCGGCCCAAAAGCTTCAAAGGCGACCCGCAGTTTCTATGGAAGTTTCAAAACAACAGTTCGTTTCAATTCTTCGCCGAGCAGGATTCGACCGATCCGGAGCATAAGCGGTGGGACGGTTTGGAGGTAAACTACATCTGGCTTGAGCAGGTGGAGGGGTTGACGCGTAAGACGTTTGACAAGGCACTCGAACGGGTCGGGTCGTACTTTATTCCTAAACACCTCGGCACCCAGCCCCCGCCGATCATCTTCGTGTCGCTCAACCCAACCGACGACTGGCCGCGCGAGGTTTTCTATGACCCGTACATCAACGGTACACTGCCTGATGACTGGCTATACATTCCGGCCAATATCTTCGACAATGCGGGTCTTGAGCAATCGTACATCGAGTCGCTTCAGACACTCAAAATCACCAACCCGATCCGCTACAAACGCTACGTCGAAGGCAACTGGGACGTACGCGAAAAGACGGGCGGTGAATGGTACGGTAGCTTCGACTACGGCAAGCATACGGGCAAGGTGCCGTTCAAGCCCGAACTGCTGACCGACGTACACAGCACGTTCGATTTTAACGTCGTACCGTACATGAGTTGCGGCAACTTTCAAACCGAGATGCTGAATGCACGGCTACAGCTACGATTCTTCAAAGAGTACTGTCTGGCAGCCCCCGATAACCGGACTGACCGCGTCTGTCAGCATCTGATACGCGACTACCTCGGCCCGCATCGTAAATCAGTGACCTATCACGGCGACAGGCAGGGTGAAAACCGGATTGAGGGTATGGGTAACGTTCGCCGGTTTGATGACGTCAGAGCGACGCTAAAGCCCTATCTACACGCCCGCAGCAACCAGGTCAACAAAGCCGTCGTCGTCAACAGCATGAGCCGGGACTTTATCAACGATTTGCTGGCTGGTCATTTCCCGGTTGACATCCTCATCGATGAGGACAACTGCCCGAATCTGATCAAGGATCTGGCAACAACGAAAGAAGGGGTGAACGGCATACACAAAGAGATGGGCAAAGACGCCAACGGCAACCGCTACGAAAAGAACGGGCACTGCCTGTCGTGGTTCACCTACGGCGTGTTGTCAGTACCCGAATTATACAGCCTGTTTCAGCAGTGGAAACGGCAGCGAGGTACAGTAGCAGAATAATTAGAAATCTTAAACGCTTTAATCCAATCAACCATGGCAGATGTAAAAACCAAATACTCACTTGACCTCAATGAGTTCTTCCAGCAAGCTGAACTGATCTCAAATACATATGGTCGACTGGAAGGCGTCTCCGTGAATTTGCGCCGTATTGACCCATTCAAACAGGCCAATACGTCAGCACAGCAGACCAACCAGACGCTGGGTCAGCAGATTCAGGTATATCAGAAGATCAACGCTACGGCCGAAGCATTTCGCGCCGAGCAGGTCCGGCTCAAGCAGGTATATACTGAACTGAAGGCCAAGCAAAACGAGTTCATCGCGGCCGGCCGGTACGACGAGTTGAAAGGTAATCTGAGTCAGATTCAGGCCCGCTTGAAAGAACTGCGTGTCGGTTTGGGCGAAGCAGCTGAGAAGGCCGAGAAACTGGACAAGGCAGGTTCCGGCAGTGGCTCCAGTGGGGGTATTCTGGGTAAGCTACTGGGCGGTGGTGGCAAGGGCGATATCAAAGGGACGGTTGCCGAACTGACCGGTATGATCGGCGTCTCCTTCGGAGTAGCCGAAGCCCTTAAACTAACTGTCACCGAGTCGGCCAAATTTGGCAAAGGGCTTAGCACACTGTCGGCCCTGACAGGTGTGGTGGGTAAGGACCTGGAATTTCTGGGTGATGCAGCCATCGACCTTGAAAACAAAACTGGTATCGCGGCTACCGACATCGTTGAGGGCTTCAAACTGGTGGGCGGCATCAAGCCCGAATTGCTAGAGAATAAAGAAGCACTCGCCCAGGTGACTGACGAGGTGGTAGCACTCTCCCAGGCGTCAGGTGAAACCCTGGCCGATAGTGCGACGGTTGCTGTAGGCGCCCTGAATCAGTTTGGCGAAGGAGCCGATCAGGCGGGCCGGTTCGTCAACGTACTGGCGGCTGGCTCGAAGCTCGGTGCCTCAGAGCTGCGGGATACCGGTGAGGCATTGAAGACGGCCGGCACGTCGATGAAGGCAGCTAACCTGTCGTTTGAACAGGGTAACGCGCTCATTCAGTCGTTGGCTGGTGTCATGATCAAGGGGTCGGAAGCGGGTACGGGCCTGCGCAATATCCTGTTGAAGTTGGAAACGGCTTCGGATAAGAACATGCGGCCCAGTGTCGTCGGGCTCGACAAGGCCCTGGAGAATGCCTCCAAAAAGCTCGATACGACGACCGAGCTAACCAAGTTCTTCGGGGTTGAAAACGTCGTTGCCGCCCGGCGCATCCTCGATACCCGTACGGAGATCACCAAACTAACGGCCGATCTGACGGGTACTCAAACCGCCTACGAGCAGCAGCGCACCAACCTCGATAACCTGTCGACGGATCTGGCAAAAGCAGGTACGGCTACCGTTGGCTTCTTTCGGGATCTGGGACAAAGTCAGGACGGGTTTCTGCGGTTCGCCGTTCGATCGTACACTAACTTTTTGCAAACGCTTACCAGCAAAACGGGCGACTTTCAGGCATTCTTTCGTGGTGTATTTAGCGATGGGCTGATATTCAATCCTGTTCAGGCTACCTACAACGGTATTGATGCGGTGTACCGTCAACGGCAGGCTAATGAGATAGCCGAGCGAAAGCGCGTGCAGGATACCGAGGTAAAGCGAGTTGCTGCTGAAACGATCAATAAGGCCAACGACAGGGAAACACGGGCCCTTGCGGCTAACAACGTTCCGCTCATCGATGCGGCCGTTATTGCTGCCGAACGTACGTTGAAGGATAGAAACCAGAAGCTACTTGACGCGCGCGATCAGTACAACAAAACCGCAACACTGCTTCAGAAAGCCAGCGCCGATCAGAAAGCCCGTATTGCTGCCGATGGCAAGTTGGATGCTTTGGCGTTGAAGCAGGCGAAAGAGAACCAGCAGACCGCAGCCCAGGCCCTCAAACAGGCGACGAAGAATCGGGCCGATCAGATCGAAGCAGCCCGTAAGGCAGCCAGCGAGGGGCCATCCGATGCCGATAAAAAGGCGCGAAATAAAACCATTGACATTGAAAACGAAACGGCCCGGCTGTTATTGGCGGCTCAGAAGGAGTATGCCGAAGAAGCCGCAAAACTGGAAACCGAGTTTGGCAAGGAACGGCTCGAAGCCCTCAAAAAAGATGGAGCCGATTATATCAACGCCAAGGCCAACTTAGAGCAGGATGCGCTCAAGGTGCAGCGTGATTCGATCGAAAAGCAGTTACAGCTTGCCAAGTCAAATAAAGTCGCTGTAGTCAACGGTAAGCGGCAGGTCGTAGCTGATACGTCGGTCACGCTGGAAAACTCCGCCCCTCGTACCGCTGAAATCTTCGCCCAACGGCAACAGCAAATCGAAGACGATCGCGCCCGGCAGTTGCAGCTATCCCGCGTCCGGCAGGAATACCAACTGCTCGAACTGGCCAAACAGTCCGCCGATAACGAACTGGCGATCTTCGACAAATACTGGGAGGAGAAGCTACTGAGCGAAAAGGATAATTCGGCAACGCTGGCCAGTCTGCAACTTCAACGCGATGCAGCCCGTAAGATCGTTGCCGCTACGGGCAACAAAGCCGATCTGATTGCCTTCGACAAAGCTTGGCAGGAAATCATTGCCAATGAGGAAAAGAACGGGACGGTTTACAATGCGCTGGTAGCAAAGCGGAATCGCGACCGCAATACATTGGTAACAAATCAGATTCTTGACACCAGCAAGCGGCAGGAGGATATAGGGTTGGCGTTCATCGACACCGACCGCTACGCCAAGATTCAACGGACGGTAGATCCCTCACTGAACGCGACCGAGCTTGAGCGTAAACGGCAGCAGGACCGGCTCACTATACAGATCAAGGCGTGTGAAGATCGGTTGAAGCTACTTCGAGAGCAAGGCGAAGCGGAGAACGCGGTACTGATTACCCAAACCGAAGCCGCCGTCGACAAGCTGAAACAGCAGCAGAAAGAGCTTACCGACAATAGCCCCAAATTCACCGACATATACGATTTGCTGGGTATCACGGACGGCCTGGATGCCAGCCAGCTCGATCAGTTCCGGCAGAGCATGCAGGTAATCGGCGATTCAATTCGCGAAGCAACAGCAGCCATCGTTCAGCAAAGCGAAGCCCGGTTGCAGGCGATTGAAAACGAGATTCAGGCCAAGGAGGAACAGCTAAAAATTGAGGAGGAACGGGACAAACAGGGCTTTGCCAACAATAAGAGTTTGCGGCAGGCCGAACTCGAAGACCTCAAACGCCAAAAGGCCCAGGAACAGGAAACCCGCAAACGGGCATTGGTCGCCCAGCAGGCCCTGGACATACTCAGTGTCACCTCAACCAATGCTGTAACGGCCGCCAACCTCATCGGATCGGCAGCCGCGTCGTTTCGTAGTGCCGCCCAATCCAGTTTTAACCCAATCCTGGGCGTCATTCAGGCTGTCGCGGCTATTGCCGTGATCTTTGCCACGATCGCCAGTGTGAAGGCAAAAGTTGCCGCCTTAAATGCACCCACGACTCAACTCAGAAACGGGGGGCGTATTCCAAAGTTTGGCCGTTCACACGAGCAGGGTGGGCACCGGATCGAAGGAACGGAGTATGAGGTTGAGCGAGGAGAGCATTTTATCAATGCCCAAGACTCCGAGCGCTACGATAAAACGCTGGATGCCCTCAACCATAACGACCCGCAACGGGCACTGCGTGAACTGATGCGCGAGGGTGGCATCGGTTTGCCGCAGTTTATCCTGAAGCACATGGCCCAGGTTGACTTCGGCAAGCCAGGTGGTCAGACACCGATCGACCTATCGCCTTTGCAAACCGAGATGGGCAGTATGAATAGCCGGCTGGCTGCTATTGAACGCAATACCAAACCCGGTTATCAATTCGCCAATATGCCCAATGGCGACGTGGTTGAGATAACACCAGACGGTAAGCGCATCACCCACAAAAAGTCCTGACGTCACTGATTGAGCACGTCCGGCCGCAACACCAGCAATGCACTTGACTGCTTTGTAGTGTTGCGGCCGGACGTACTATTTATATATGTTACCACCTGAGATTAAAGTCACTTAAAGCGGTAACATCGATTCTGTAATTTATAAAATCATGAATTACGGAATAACCTAGCCTTCCCCCTGTCAACTCGCCCATTTCAATCACACAAATAGCTAATAATGAACAATATATGCTTGACAGAGACGGTGTCCATGTTGATAGAGCGTGTCATTTTATCATAGTCATACTAGACAAACTAGACACCTATAAAAAAGGGGGTGTAGAGTGGTAACAAATGGATGTTTATAAGTCAACTGTCAATCAACGCCTGCATCGAGATAGGACCGCAATTCACTCTTAAAGAAATACAGCTTACCATGCCGTTTGCGGTGAGGAATCTTGTCCAGATTCTTATAGACGGCCGAGGTCGACAGATTCAAATAGTCAGCTGCCGATTTGGGATCAATCGGGTCGTCGTTCACCAATGACACTTGCATGTGCAGCCGACTCAGTTCGGCCACAGCTTCACTGAGAGCCACTTTGTAGCCCTCAATTATTTCCTGATCGATAGCAATAAGCATGCTTGAAAATAGGATGATAGTTCTCAAATAAGTGTAGACTGTCAGGGCGCGCATCAAGCTGTCAGGCCATCATATTCACATCACCCTGGTAGCATGAAAACCGCCCATACTGTCGCGCGTAATGAGGGTATACAATGGCCTTTTGTAGTTAAATAGTATTGGGAGAAAGTAAGCTCTGTAACTCCGCAAAGCGCTGGCTTACTCTATCAATTGTTGGTAGATACTTTTGGCGATTTTCGCTTAAGACATCGAGGTTCTTTAGCCGCACTGCCGTACCAGCCATGCACACCATTAACATTCCTTTATCACCACCGACCTCCGAATAGTCAATATCAGTAGCGATCACGGCATTACCGCCCATATCAGCAGCCTGCTTCCGCAGTTGAGCGAAACACAACTGTTCACCGGCCTTCAGCTTCGCGTTATATCGATTCGACTGGGCACCAAAGAAATCCGTCCAGCTAGAAGTAAATTCAGATATCACCCCCGTGCCGGTTACGGACTGGCCAGTTACCATAGCCAAAACCTCATAGTCCCAATTGAGCGGGTTCTGAGCCGATACGACGGGTATGTACCCTATGACATCGTATACATCCTTCTTGGCTTGATCTATTTCTGCCTGGAGCTTTGCCCGGGCGTCCTGGTAGATACTATAATAACATTTCTCGCAGTGAGCGGGTACTGCCGTATTATTGATGGTGTTGATGAACCGCGTATTAAAGGAGTCGGTAATGGCATTACTAGACAGTAATCAGCTCTTTATGACCGCGCGGCAATTGGGGCACTCGGTATACGTAGTAGTCATTTGTGGTTGATATGGTATGATATAAACTGTGTGTTGGGAACACATTTAACGAAGGTGATTCAGGGTCACTATCAGACAGTGCCCGTTTCAAGGTAGTGCCGTAGTTCGCTTTTGAAGAAATACAGCTTGCCGTGCCGCTTCCGGTGGGGGATCTTGTCCAAATTCTGGTAGACAACCGCCTTTTTTAAGTTGAGGTAGTCAGCCGCAGCTTGTGCGCCAATTGGATCATCTGATTCGGCGGCCGGCTTACTTTGCAACCGGTTCAGTTCAGCCACGGCTGCGTTAAGCGCTGACTTATAACCCTCCACTATCTCCTGATCAATAACGATTAGCATATTTGAAAAACTGGAATGACAGTTTCATAAGCATCAACTGTCAATGAGCTAACTATCTGCTTCGATTATGCTGACCGTTGGCTATGTAGTTTCACATTCGAATTTGAATTAGGGCTAATTTGAGAGCAACTTCAAAATAAGCAACACCACAATGGTAGAATCGTTACGCAACACGCTATTTATCAGCTGTTTACTTTTAGCTTCGGCAACTACATACGGCCAGCAGGCAGTAGATGAAACCGCTATAGCCGCGCAGCAAAAACCTAAAACCAAGTTAGAGTCTTTCCTAGTCAAAGATGGGGCAGTAATTGTTCGAGGCTTTTCAACAATAGGCAAGATTAATGGCATCTATGGATCAGTCGTTTCGATCGACAGCAAGGAGTTTGTCGACGTTGCTACCGGCCAGAAACAATATGGAATTACTGTAGAATCAAAAAAGCCTTTAGGAACATCTCTGAGTAGTGTCACAAGAGAGCACACTTCATACGTTGACTATGATGAGATAGAGTCATTGATTGCCGGACTGGACTATATTGCTAAGCTTGATCAATCGGTAACCAAGCTAGACGATTTTCAAGCCGATTATAAGACGAAGGACGATTTAAAGCTTTCGATCTTCAGTGCTCCTGCTAACACCGGTAATATCTGGGGAAATCAAGATAAGAAGGGGTTATTTTTCTCAGTTGAAAGCGGATCGATTGGTAGCGTGTCTGCGATATTCAAGCTAGAGGCCGTAAAGCAGTTCCGTGATATGCTTATGCAGGCGAAGGCAAAAATTGACAGTATCAAAAATAGTTAATTGAAAAGAGTACGGCTCTATAGATGCTTTTGCCGAACAGCATCGGGCCGGTCGACACAGATCGATAACCTGTTAACTCAGTGCGAATCACCTAGCATCTATACCGACTAGCCTGATGCTGTTAGCTTACTTTTGAGATATTGGAATATCTTGACAGCAATGTTGCACTAAAAGGGACTAAGTATTTTCTTTGTTAAGAAACCTGAGCGGATATAAAAATGACCGATGCCAAAGAGATAATTGGAGCACAAATCCGTGAAGCACGAAAAAATAGGCAGATGACTCAGCAAGACTTAGCTGACAAGTTAGGCGTTACACGCCATCAAGTAGCTAAGTATGAGAGTGGTCGTAAGAATATGACTATCGAAACCATTCAACGTATCTCTGATGTGCTCGGCATCTCATTCACTATAAGCCCTGCCTAAAATTTTTACTTCTTTTGTTGCCACATAAGGGACATTTGCGTAATATTGAAACGAAAACCCCCAGCGCTCGAATCTTGGCGGATGAAGCGAAGGGGGTCATGTGAAACCATTAATCAGTTAAATCAATGACTTCGGAACAAAAGTACGAGGGTAAGGGTAATCTCGCCCAAGATTCTGTTCAAACGGTCAATACTGACCCGCAGACAGCCGTTTTAATTGCCGAACGGCGCAAAAAGGCACTCGCATTCATCGACGATCATCAGGAGAGCGCAGATGAGTTGGGCGAAAAGTTGCTTACCGAGGTATCGGATTTGTGTCACCGTGGACGCGAGTTCAATCCGACAACAATACTTGCCGACCTGTTGCAGTACTGGCTACTCAACGCTAACCCTGATCTACGCGAGAAAACAAACAAACGTCGGCTAGAAGGGGTGACGGACGCAATCCAAGCCCTTTGCTCAATCGGGCAGATCGCCGAGGGTCTCCACTACTTCCGGGGTGAGGTAATTGCCGAACGCGAAGTGTTGGCGCTGATTGATCAGATCGATCAGTATGGACTGCTACCTTCTACCGGTGAGGTGCGCTACCAGTTACCCACCGATTTAAGCCCCAGTATGGCCCCTACCTTGCGGCCAGGCGATACGGTTATGCTGGCCCCTACTACGGTTGAGCAGTTGGAGGATGACGACCTGCTACTAGTTGTGTCGCGCGAGTCGGTTGATACAATCTCAGTTGGCCGGTTCGTGGCTCAGAATGACGAGAGCCTATCACTAACCGACGAGAAGCAAAGCGAACTAATTCGTATCAAGCGCAGTGACATTGCGGGTGCATGGTCAATCAAGCAACTCGTTTCGCGCAACCTAAGCGGTGCCAACGGAAAGGAGGTGAGCCGTGAAGCATGATGCACTAAAGTTTCAGGTAGACAAATTGGTTGAACTTGCCGAGCAGTCATCACAGGAAAGCGGTGCAGCGGACGGTTTGGCGTTGATACTGCAAGGCGCATACCTCCACCTGCTTAATCGTATTGGCATATCAAACGACCGCGATGTTTCGGAGAATTGCACTCATAAGGTATCCGACAGCGACCTTGACGAATTACACAGCTACTTACGGGTTGCCTATTTTCATACGTCACTAAATGAGATAGGCCAGCAAATCCGCAACATCAAATGGTCGTCGGATTTATCGGAAAAGGATGTGCACGGTGAGTAATCGAATTAACTTAACTACCGATCTGCTAGGCGGGTCGGTAGTAGTACGCAAACGCGGGGGGGGCGTTTGTATTTATATAGGACAGTAGTAACGTCCGGTAGCGGGGTATTGTTGTAGTTCTTTGGCATCGTGCACTTTCGCGTTTGGTGCAGTCGATGTAATCGACGCGGTCGACGCGAACGTTGTAATCGACAGTTCGTTGTTTTCGTTGACAGCGTTGTCATCGTACACCTCGACGATTTTGATGTACAGGAATTTTTGATTTTGTTACATGCACCGCAACTCGTGCGTGTTCTGCTAAATCACCACGAAGTTTAACGTCACCTGCAACATGTTGTAGACTTTTGTTAGCTAACTTTGTGGCAAGCAAAATAAAAAAGCCCATCTCTTTAGAGATAGGCTTAGTACGCCGGAAGTCGCTGCATTACCCTTAGTAACTAGCGACGATTTGAGTTACGCTTGCCGTACCACGGCTTTGGAAGGCGTTCCAGGCCATTCCGCGTAAGTCTTACGACCGGTTTATTCAAACTGCGCTTTCGCATTGTGCTTATCAATGGTTAGCGGTTAAAAATCCCCAGTGCGGTGCTACGTGCTGGGACTTCACGAGAGCCTCCTGCGACACCGCCACAGTGAACAGCAGGAGGTTTTCCTTTATAGCGCAATCCTGGCAAGCCAGGAGACGATAAATATCATAGGCCGATTAGTTGGCTGATTGGTGTTTATCGTTAGACAAATTTACACTATCAAGAACGCAGAACAACGACTTAGGCCAACTCCTGTTTTTGTATAAGTCGCTTAACTATATCGTTATCAGTCAATTGTAAGATTTGACTTGATCGAACTTCTTTAAAAAGTTCTAAAAAAGTTACCTTTTACTGATTTTCAGTTCATTACATGGTAGTATACCCCTAGGAATGGGGTCGAATTAGAAGAAAGTAGGTGATTTGCTCACTCGTTAACTATGACCCTCGCGTCCATCTTTGAAATGCGTACAGTTGGCGGGTCGGCGGCTCCACTCGTACAACGGGGTGAGGATATAGAAGGCAGGCTATTGCCCTATAGAACTATCTAAAAGGTAGCGTACAACTGCTGGGCGTCGCTCGGCGTCACTTCCACGCTTATACAAGCGAGCCTACCGGGTCTCTCCACAAAGCATGGTCCTTATATCCCTATGACCATTTAACGGGTGAGGAAATTCGGCCGAACGCCAAGCCTACTGGTAAACGATGAGCAATCGTCCAATTGAGCTGCGCGCTTGGGACACTGACAGCCAGACGTTCGTGCCGGTTGTCAGTTTGCAATTACCTGAGTCGCGTCCAGTAGTGCAGTTTACTGGCGTGTATGACGCTAACGGCTCGGAGATATGGGAAGGTGATATCCTTTGCTGGCGGCATGTCGACGAGGCTGGCAGAGCGTATTACAAGTGCTTCTCGCGGGTAGTTTTCCGCAACGGTGCCTTTGCACGATTGGCGCCGTTGAAAGTGATGATTTTGGTCATTTTGAGAATATCAACTCCGGGGACACGTTGGCCGGGAGCGTGTTTGTCGATAAAGACCTGCTTGCCTGTAATCTGGAATTGGCCTGGTAAGCGAATTAACTTAGTGCACATGATCAAGTGCTCAACTCACAAACGCACATGGACCCCTTTCAAGCGCTGA